CGACGAGGCCCGCGCCGCGATGGGCATCGACTGGATGACCTGGGATGACCTTCGCGAAGCCGTGCCCCCCGCCTATACCGAGTGGATCGGCGAGCAGCTGCTCTCCGTGATCGGAGCGGTGGCCGCGTGACCCACCAATGCGCATCTAAGGCCCGGAGCCAGACCGAGATCGCGGCCCTGCCCATCGGGTCGGTCATCGTCATGCACCATCGAGACGCAGAGGCGAAGCCGCTGCCGGGCTTGACATGGTTCCGCATCGAACGCGGCTGGATCAACTCGTTCGGCTCTGAGGTGCCGTTCAATCCCGAGTGGCCGCACCTGGGTCAACTCGGTGGCGCGAGCAACGTCACGGTCGTCCTTCGGGGTGAAGTGTGACGCGCTCGGCCGATCCGAGGATGAGGGCGGCGCTCGAAGCGATCGAGCGGGTCATCATCGAACACGCCGAGACGCTTGCCCCGCATCGCGACATCGACGGTGACTGGACAAGCGACATCGACGCCACGCCACTCGACGGGCCTGCACTCTCCGGCTGGGTGTTGGTCTGCGACTGGACGAGTCTCGCTGACGGCACCGGTGCGCTGGTGGTCGAGCAACCGCACCACGTGAGTCGGCCGACTGCGGTTGGCCTGCTGCAACTCGGACTTGACGCACGCCGCGGCGTTGGCGACTGATGTCCGGAACCGAGAAGCGCCAACGGAACCGGGTGCTGAACCTGCGGTTGTCGCCAGCGGAGCAGGAGCGTCTGCGTCGAGTCGCCGCCGAACGCGGTCAGTCGATGGCCGGCCTCTTGCGCGCGGCCTTGCAGCGCGAAGGCGTCCTGCCTTCCCCGACACAGAAGTAACTCATCGACGAGAGAAGGTCCCGCCACCCATGACCACCACCACCACCACCACGACCGGCGAGCTCATCGCGCCGGACGCCATCATCAGCGGAGATCTCACCGTCCACGGCATGGACGACGAGACCAAGGTGATGCTCGGCTTCCTGGCCCGCCACTACGGCCGAACGCTCGAGAACTACGAGCTCGACCTGCGCCTCTTCAAGCAATGGGCTACCTCGAACGGGCTGCTCAACATCCTCACCGCGGAACGGTGGCAGCTCGAGCTCTACGTCCGCCACATGGTCACCGAGCGGCACCTCGCCCCCGCGACTGTCTCCCGCCGGTTCGGCACGATCCGGCAGCTCTACAGGTTCGCCCACGACGACGGCGTCATCGCCCGCAACCCGGCCGCCGGCGTCCGCATGCCAAAGGTCGACCACGAGCAGCAGTACCGCACCTGGTTCACGTCCGTCGACATGGCGATCGTGCTCCGCTTCGCCGACCGCCCGCTCGACCGCGCTGTCCTGCAGATCATGTTCGACCTGGCGCTGCGCGTCGGTGAGCTGTGCTCGCTCGACGTCGAGTCGATCCGGCAGACCAACGCGGGCCCGCGGGTGTCGTTCATCGGGAAAGGTGGCCGCCTCGCATCGATGCTCGTCCCGCCATCATCCGTCGTGGCGATCGACCGCTATCTCGCTGGCCGCGAGACGGGCCCACTGTTCCTGAACGCCTGGGGAAACCGGCTGTCACGCAAGAACGTGCAGGCCATCATCGACCGCAGCTGCGCGGCGGCCCGCGTCCCTTACCGAGTGACACCTCACGGCATTCGCCGCACGTCATGCCGGTTCGGGATCCAGCAGGGCGAGAGCCTCGACCAGGCCGCCGAGCGACTGCGGCACGTCGACTCGCGGGTCACGAAGACTTGCTACGCGATGCAGTCCGGGATGGGCGACATCGACCGGCTGCGGATCTCCGCCCTCATGTCGAACCTGGACCGGTAACGGTTCACCCAGCCGATGCCGGCAGCATCACCGCCCGCGCACACCCTTCGGCCGCTGTGGGTGCTCGCCGGCTGGCTCAACCGACCACCGGCAACGCTGCGAGCTTGGTACCGCGACGGATCCCTCGAGCCACGCGCGTGCGACGTCACAACACGTGCGCTGCTGTTCGACATGACCGACGCGGCCGCGCTACACGAACAACGGCCGACACGCCGACGACGGTCCTTGCAACCGTGATCGAACTCTTACACCATCCCCAATGCCAGTAGGACGACTGTGCCCAAAGCCCGAACCGACAAACGGTTCGGGCTTCTGCATTCTCGGTGGGAGAGCGATCCGATGCGCCTGCCGGCATGCCGCATCACCCCCATCCGAGCCCACGTACCGCCGGCGGATGACCGGCGCTGCCAGGCCGCCAACTGCCAGGTCCCGATCCAGGCGATCGTCGTCGCACTCGTCGACGGCTGGTCGCGGCTCGAGCAGCGCGGCGTGTGCATCGGTCACGGCCTAGCCTTCCGCGAACTCGGCGGCTGCTGCGTTTTCCCGCTCGGCGCACAACCGTCGATGGGCGCGATGCTCGAGGCGGTCAACACCGAGATCGCCCGGCGCCGGCAAAGGGTCGCGGGTCGTCACAGTTGGAGCTACGGCGGCCAGACGACGACTTCCGGCGGCTTCTACTTCAACTTCGGTTGACCGATGCCCGCATGGGAGAAGAGCGACCGGCGCGAGCGGCTGCCACTCGACTGGCCGCAACGACGAGCGCAAGTACTCGAGCGCGACGGAAGCCGCTGTCAGTTGCAGTACGACGCCTGCGCCGGGGTAGCGACCGACGTCGACCACATCGTTCCTGGTGACGACCATCGACTGACCAACCTGCAAGCCGCCTGCCAGCCATGCCACGCGCTCAAGTCGGCGCGTGAAGGCGTCGCCGCACGGGCGCGAGTACGAGATCTCAGGCGCCGCCCAACCGAGCCACATCCCGGCATCTGTGGGGGTGGGGGGGTACCCGTCGGCCGGCCGCAGCCTGGTCGGTGGGCATAGCCGCTGCCAGTCCGTACGGGTTACGAACTTGTGAGACCACACACAGCAACTTGATGCCGACGGCATCGCCCCGCACGGGGCGAAGCTGCAGATCCCCGCACGGGGAGGGATGGCAGGTCACGAATGGGTGCTCGAGGCCCGGTCCCGAAGCGGACCGACCAGCGCCGCCGGCGCAACAAGCCGGCGGACGGCAGCACCGTGACGAAGGCAGCGGCCGGCCGCCGGGCGCCCGCGCCGCCGGTCGACCGCAACTGGCACCCGGCGGCGCGGCGCTGGTACCTCAGCCTCAAGCGGTCAGGCCAGGCCGAGTACTACGAGCCGTCCGACTGGACGACCGCATGGCTCGTGGCCGAGACGATGAGCCGCGAGCTCCAGCCGCAGCCGATGGTCGTCGGGTCCGGCGACGCCGCCCGCATCGAGATGGTGAAGCTGCCGCCGAAGGGTGCGTCGCTCGCCGCGTGGTTCAAGGCGATGGGCTCCCTCATGGTCACCGAAGGCGACCGACGTCGGCTCCGCCTCGAGCTCGAGCGCGGCAAGGACGCCGCGACCGAGGATCCGCAGCAGGGCGCCGCCGTAGCGTCGATGGCCAGGTGGCGTGAAAAGCTCGCAGACGGCGGTTGAGCTCGCACCGTCGCTGCGGCTCGAGACACTGCCGCGGGGCCTACCGAAGTACACGCTCGGCTTCGAGGCGATGGCCTGGGCCGAGCGGTACCTCCGTCAGCCCAACGGCCCGAACGCCGGCCGGCCGTGGGAGTTCGTCGCGTCGCAGGCGAAGTTCCTCGTCTGGTGGTACGCCCTCGACGAGGACGGCCAGTGGCTGTTCCGTCGAGCGTGCCGGCGCCTGAGCAAGGGCAGCGGCAAGTCGCCGTTCGCTGCAGTGCAGGCGCTGATCGAGCTGTGCGCGCCCGTGCGACTCGATGACTTCGACCGCAACGCGCCGCTCGGCGGCGGGGTCCGCGGTCGCCCGGTCGACATGCCGCTGGTGCAGATCGCCGCGACCGCCGAGTCGCAGACGTCGAACACGATGCGGATGGTGCGCGCGTTCGCTGCGAAGGGCTCACCCGTCGTCGAGGCGTACCAGCTCGACCCCGGCAAGACGGTCTACTACAAGCCCGGCGGCGGTGAGCTCAAGGTCATCACCTCGTCGTTGACCGCGAGCGAGGGCGCCGAGGCGACCTTCATCGTCGCCGACGAGACCGAGCACTGGCGACCGAACAACGGGGGCCCGGAGCTTCACTCGACACTCTCGGACAACCTGGCTAAGTCCGGGTCGCGGATGCTGGAGACCTGCAACGCCTGGGTGCCCGGCCTCGAGTCGGTCGCGGAGGCCACCTGGGACGCCTGGGTGGCGCAAGAAGAGGGCAAGACGCGCGGCGAGACGCGGATCCTGTACGACGCGCGAGTCGCACCGCCCGACACCGACCTGACCGACGAGAGGTCGCTCACGGCCGCGCTCGAGTTCGTCTACGGCGACTGCTGGTGGCAGACCCGCAACATCGCCGCGGTTCGGGAGCGGATCTGGGATTCGCAAACGAAGCCCGATGACTCGAGGCGGAAATACCTCAACCAGCCGACCGCGGCCGAAGACGCCTGGACCACACCACAGCAGTGGGCGGTGCTCGTCGACACAGAGCGTGTCGTCACCGACGGCGAAGACATCGTCCTGTTCTTCGACGGGTCCAAGACCGAGGACTCCACCGCGCTCGTCGGCTGCTGCGTGAGCGACGGGCACATCTTCGCGGTCGACGTGTGGGAGCCATCCGACCCCAGCACGCCGTACGACGAGGTGCCAGCCGAAGCCGTCGACGCTGCTGTAGCGAAGGCGTTCGACAAGTGGAACCCGCTCGCGTTCTTCGGCGACGTCCGCGAGTGGGAGTCGTTCGTCAAGGTGACCTGGCCGGCCGCCTACGCCGATCGTCTACTCATCAGCGCGGTACCGACCGGCAAGGCCCCGGAGCCCATCGCCTGGGACATGCGGTCGCACACCTTCGAGTTCACCCAGGCGTGCGAGCTCGTCGAGGCGGAGATCCGCGAAGCGACACCCGCCCAGCGCGCGTTCACGCACAACGGCGACGCCCGCCTCGCCCGGCACGTGGGCAACGCACGTCGGCGGCCGAACCGGTACGGCGTGTCGATCGGCAAGGAATCGCGGCACTCGCCGCTCAAGGTCGACGGTGCGGTCTGTGTCGTCGGTGCGCACATGGTGCGTCGCCTGCTCGTCTCGTCCGGCAAGCTCCGACGGCAGAAGACCGGCCAAGCGAAGTTCCTGTAACCCGAGTGGAACGGAGACGGCGTGGCGCTCAGCCCGAAAGACGCCGTCGACGTCGCCGCGCAGATCCTCAACGACCACGCCCGTCGGGAGCGAGCTCGTCTCGACCGGATCGCGATCGCGCTCAACCCGAAGATCGCCTACGGCCTGTACCAGCCGCCGAAGTCGCCGGCCGATGCCCTGGACGTCGACCTGCCGCCGGCAGTGCAGCTGCCCGAAGGCGTGTCGCCGGCGCTGCGGAACCTCGCTCGCAAGGCGCGCACGAACTACCTGCCCCGGATCCTCAACGAGTTCGTGCAGACGCTGAAGATCGACGGCTACCGGGCCAAGGGCGGCACTGACAACGCGCCGCCGTGGACGTACGGTTGGCAGGCCAACAAGCTCGACGGCCGGCAGGGTGGCATCTACCGAGCGGCGCTCGCCTACGGCGTCTCGTACGGCACGGTCACCCAGGGCACCGACGAGGCCACCGGTGCGCCGGCACCGGTCATGCGCGGGGTCTCCCCGCGGAAGATGACCGCCGTCTACGGCGACCCGGTCGAAGACGACTGGCCGATGTACGCCCTCAAGCACGACGACCCGCTGATGCGGCTCTATGACGGCGACCAGATCTACTTCATCGGCAAGCAAGGGCCGGCGGCGGCCACATCTCAGGACCTGCAGTTCATCGAGCCGCGAGCCCACGGCCTGGACGTCTGCCCCGTCGTACGGTTCCGGCCGGAGATGCTCCTCGACGAGGTTGACGAGACAGGCATCATCGAGCCGCTCATCGCACTGCAGGCACGCGTCGACGAGACCGTGTTCGGGATGCTCGTCGCGCAGTTCTTCGCCGCGTTCCGGCAGCGGTACGTCATCGGCTGGGTGCCCGAGACTGAGGAAGAGACGCTCGCGGCGTCCGCCTCCACGCTCTGGACGTTCAAGGACGGTCCGAACGACGTCGACGTGGGCTCCCTCACCGAGACCGACCTGACCCGCTACATCAACAGCAAAGAGTCCGGCGTCACGGACATGGCGACGATCTCCCAGATGCCACAGCAATACCTCGGCATCGGCGCCGTCGCCAACTTGTCCGCAGAAGCCTTGGCCGCGCTCGAGGCCGGTAAGAACCGTCGCTCGGAGCAGTTCGAGACCTCCATGGGCGAGTCGATGGAGCAGTTCCTTCGACTCGGCGCCAAGGTCGTCGGCGACACGGCCAGCGCCAACGACGTGTCGGCGCAAGTGCGCTGGAAGGACTCCACCGCGCGGTCGTTCGCGCAGATGGTCGACGGCCTCGGCAAGATGGTCACGATGCTCGGCGTCCCGCCGCGCGCTGCGTGGCCGATGATCCCCGGCGTCACCGACCAGGACCTCGACACCTGGGCGAAGATGGCCGAAGAAGGCGACTCTCTCGCCGCCCTCACCAAGCTCATCGACGAGCAGGCCGCTGCCGGCAAGGCGCCGTCCGCTGGTGAGGTCACCGCGTTCATCACCCAGTCCTCAGCTGACAAGCCGGGCGGCCCGGTCGAGCAGTGACGTCCGCTCAGCTGGCAGTACTCCAACATCGCCAGCAGCTCGCTGTGCGCGCCCTACTCCTGCAGCGGCTCCTTCCGCTGTGGCAGCTGCTTGACGCCAAGCGCCTCAACGAAACGCTGCCGACCTGGCTCCGCTCCGTCACGCCGCTCGTGCAGGACAGCCGCAAGGCGTCATCGGCTGTCGCTGCCAGCTACATCAAGGCAGTCCGGACCGTCGAAGGGGTCGCCGGCGGGCCCCTGTTGCTCGCTGCAGCCGCGCCGCCGGAGCAGCTGTTGACCAGTCTGACCGTCACGTCACTCGTCGCCGTACGTACCTCGCTCGGCGCTGGACAGAACATCGACCAGGCCATGCGCACCGCGTTCGTCACCTCATCCGGCGCGGCATCTCGCCTTGCCCTACAAGCCGGGCGGGCCACCGTCCTCGGCACCGTTGAGGCCGACCCGCGCGCCGCCGGATGGTCCCGCCTCCCATCGCCGGGCGCATGTGACTTCTGCCTCATGTTGTCCGACCGCGGCGCCGTGTACTCGGCCAGCACCGTCGACTTCGCCGCCCACGACCACTGCGCGTGCACCGCCACAGCCGACTACGGCTCGCCGCAGCTCGCTCGTGTCCGTGAGTACGCCCCAAGCAGTCGGACCATCACCGACACCGAGCGTGCCGACCTTCGCGCCTACCTGCGCGAGCACTACCACGCCGCCTGACCCGCACGGGTCCAGGTCAACCACCCGCACGGGAGGAAACCGCTCATGTTCGAAACCGCTGCACAGCGGCTCATCGCACGGCTCAACGAGGCAGCGCCCGCGAACCTGCCGATCCATCCCCGCACGGGGCTGTCGGCGATCGGCTTCACGTCACGCGGGCCGATCTGGCCTGTCGCCGGAGGCAGCCAACCCGCGCCGCCGGCGGCCGTGTCGGCAGTGCCAGCACCTCCCGCGGGGGATCCGCCAGCGGCGGTCGTTCCGGCAGTCCCCGGCCCGGCGCCTGTGGAGCCGAAGCCGGAGGACCCGCCGGAGGACAAGACCGACTGGAAGGCCGAGGCGCGCAAGTGGGAAGAGCGCGCCAAGGAGAACCGCGACAAGGCGAAGAAGCTCGACGACCTCGAGGCCGCGAACGCCACCGAGCTCGAGAAGGCGCAGAAGGCCGCGGACGACGCGGCCGCGCAAGTCAAGGCTGCAAACGAGCGCGCGGTACGTGCCGAGATCAAGGCGCTCGCCGACGGGTTCGCCGACAAGGACGACGCGGCGCTCAACCTGCGAGAAAGCGGCGGCCTCGAGCGGTTCCTCACCGACAGCGGTGACGTCGATGCCGACGGCATCAAGACAGCGCTCGAAGGGGTGCTCAAGGCGAAGCCACACCTCGCTGTCAAGAAGCCAGACGAGCCGCCGCCCGCAGCTCCGGGTGCCGGCGGACGGCCCGTCGAGCAACTGCGCCCCGGCGCCGCTCCCACCGCACCCGCACGGGCCAGGTCCCTCGAGGACGCCGTCAACGCGCAACTGCAGTCGCCGCAACCACCGAAGTCCTGACCCCGCACCTCAACACCCAGAGGGCGGGCACCCATCGAAGTCCGTAGGAGGACTCATGCACCGCACGCTCGCCCTCGTGGGCCTGATCGCCGCGCTGGCGGTCGTGCTCAACTTCTTCGGCATGATCGCCGCAGGCGGTCGCGTTGCCGACACGGCCGGTCGCCTCGGCTTCCGCGCCCGTGTGCTCCTGCTCGGCGGCGACGCCGGCGTCGTCACCCTCGCGCAGTCCGCGCTGTTCTCGGCCACCGACCTCGACACGATGGTCATCGACGAGTTCGTCAAGAACCAGTGGCTGCTGCGCAACCTGCCCTTCCACGACGCTGTCAACCCGGTCGGCGCCGGCGGCACCCTGACCTACGCCTACAACCGGCAGATCACACAGTCAGGGGCCGGTTTCCGAGCGATTAACGCCGAGTACACGCCGGGTGAAGCAACCGTCCAGCAGTACGTCGTCAACCTGCGTCCGCTCGGTGGGTCGTTCCAGATCGACCGGGTGCTCGACGGTGTCGCCGCCGGCGCGGAGACCGCCTTCCAGCTGCAGCAGAAGGTCAAGGCGTCAGCGGCTGCCTTCATGGACGCGGCGATCAACGGTGATGTCAGCGTGGACGCCAACGGCTTCGACGGCCTCAACAAGGCGCTCACCGGCTCCTCCACCGAGGTGAACGCGGCGGTCGCGACCGACTGGACGAGCATCGCGTTCGGCAACGACACGGCATTCGCCGCGCTCGACGTCGTCGACACGCTGCTCAGCTACCTCAACGGTCCGCCCACGGCGATCCTCGGCAACAAGGCGCTGCTCGCCAAGCTCCGCGGCATCATGCGACGCACCGGCGCCTACACCCGTGACATCTACACCTTCAACGACGGCACGACCAACTTCGTCGAGCAGTACGGCAACATCCTGCTCATCGACCCGGGCACGAAGGCCGGCAGCAACACCGACATCATCCCGGTCACGCACAAGAACGCCGACGCCATCGTGTCCGGAAGCGCGGCAGGCAACTACACCGACATGTACGTCGTGCGGCTCGGTCTCGACGGGTTCCACGGCGTGTCGATGGCCGGCCGGCCGCTGGTCAACACGTGGCTGCCGGACTTCGTCCACGCCGGCGCTGTGAAGACCGGCGAAGTCGAGCTCGGCCCGGTGAGCGTCGCCCTGAAGGCGACCAAGGCCGCAGCTGTCTACCGCAACATCCGCGTCTCCTGACCTTCGGTGAAGTGGGCGGCAGCCGCCTGGTGCAGCTGCCGCCCACACACCTGCCCGAACCGAGCCGCAGGGAGTAGCACCCATGTCAGCAGCAACCAAGGGCACCAAGGTCACCGCCCCCGCCGAAGGGTTCACCGGCATCGGTGTCGGCGGGCTCGAGTTCACCGACGGTGTCGCCTACACCGACGACCCGGCGATCCTCGCGTACTGCGAGACGGCCGGCTACGGCATCGGCAACAACAAGCCGACCTACGTCCCGCAGGACCGCGTCCAGCCCGAGGTCGACGCCCGAGACGTCGCCGACCCGACCATGGTCGGCGGCCCCACCCGCGACGCAGCGGTCGACCCGCGCGACGACGACTACCTGCCGCCGGTCAACGCCGGCAAGGCAGACCCGCACGGGCCCGACGTCGTCGCTGCCGGGATCCACGGCTCGAGCTTCGGCCCGATCGCCCCCGGTGGGGTGGAGGAGTCCAAGGAGCAGAAGATCGCCGAGCAGGTGCTCGCCCGCGGCGAGACAGTCCAGGACGTCACCGCGCAACACGCGGACGACGACACCGGCCCGCTCGAACTCGACGACCCCTCATCGGGCCAGTACGCCGACGACGGCGTCGCGCCAGTCGAAGGCGCGGTGACACCGCCCGCCGCAAAGAGCACGCCGGCGAAGAAGTCGACAGGTCGCCGCAGTGGGCGTCGCTGACGACGCCGATCTCGGCGCGGCTGCCAAGATCCCCCTCGCTGCGTACGACGACGCCGCCACACCGGTCCTAGCCACTCAGGTCCAGGTCTTCGTCCGTCTGCCGGACTCAAGCACTGCGGGTCCGCTGAGCATCACCGACGATGACCTTGTCCGCGGCTGGTACGGGTACGTGTCCGCCCAGTCCGGCCAGCACCGCTACCGCGTCGTTGAGGCGACCACTGAACGTCTCGTCGACGAGGGCGGCTTCTACGTGTGGCCGGCGTACGCCGATCACACGGCACCGTGGGCACCGTCGCTCGCCGAGGCTGCGGGGCTCGTCGCCAGCCGAACCTTCGACACTGTCACCAACACGCAGCAGAACACCTTCACCCCGGCGACGGACCCGACGGACACGCAGGTCAACGGCTACATCAGTCGCATCGTCGGTGAGATCACCGCGACCGCCGGAGACATCCCGAGCCGCGCGTTCGGTCTGGCGAAACACACCGCCACTCTCGGTGTGGCCTGGCTGGTCGAGCGGCAGTTCCCACCGACGGCCGCCGTGCAGAACCTCGCGAACGACTTCGTCAACGACTACAGGCAGAGCCTGAAGAACCTCGTCGCCGCCTCGCGTGGGCATGCCGCCGGCGCCCGCGCACAGTCGGTGTCGCTCAGCTCGTTCACGTATCCGACCACCCGAAGGGGCTGAACGCGCGGTGGGCGTCTCGGTCCGTCCGTTCACCTGCCCGGAGGTCTGATGCACGTCAAGAAGGGTTCCGAGGTTCTATTCGTCGATGACGGGACGCTGGACTACTGGCGCGGGAAGGGTTACGAGCCGTTCGAGTCCGGTGACATCGTCGTCGCTCCTGCGTTCACACCGAATACCCCCTACACGGCCGCGCAGCTCGTCTGGAACGCCGGGGCGCTCTACCGGGCGAAGGCCGACTTCACCTCCGCCGGGTCGTTCTCGGCCGGCAACTGGGATCCGGTCGGCTCCGCCACTTCTGTGCCGGACCCGTCCTCGGCACCGAACGGCAAGATCGTCACCGTCAGTGACGGTCACTACGTCCTCGAAGATGGTGGCGGAGGCGGCGGCTCCGCGCCGGTCCCTCCGACCGACTTTCTAGCCGTCTACCGCGACCAAACGGGCTTGGTACTGACCGGCGGCGGCGACGGCACCCCGGTTGTCTTCGACGACCTCGGCGGCCACACCGGGACGTCGATTACCGCCCCGACGCTTCCCACGGACGCCTTCACGATCGTCGAGTCCGGGGTCTACTGGATTCGCGTGGAGGCGGACTACGACTCCACCGACCTCACCGGCAACAACTGCGCATTCCTGCAAATCCAGACCACGAGCGCGTCTTTCCCTGACGGCAACGGCAACATCAACCTGCCGGACACGCCGCTCAACACGTTCCACAGCCGTCTCTGCGGTGAAACGCGCGTCCCGCTACCGGCCGGGGCTCAGGTCAGTCTCGCGATCTTCTACGGCGACGACACTGCGCACTCGCTGACGTTCAGTTACATCGAGCTAGACATCATCCGCGTCGGCTGACCTGCCCGCGACCTGCACATAACGACGAGACGGTTGTGCGAGTCTCGGCGACCTGTGATGCCGCCGGCATCACTAACGCGGCGGTTCCTGTGCCGCCGCCTGGCTGACGAACTTCGGGCGAGCGGCCAGGTAGAGCGGGAACACGACGATCCACAACAGCAGGCACCCGAACGCCCAGCCTGCCGGGCCACCTTCGAACAGCCCGCCACTGTCGCCCTTCCGCACGCCGAGACGCTTCGCGTCCGCGTACACCCACAGCGACGTGCCGGCGATCACGAGAACCACGAGCCCGGTGACCATGCCGACGACCCTAGAGGGAGCCGACCGTGCCTGACGTTGTTTTGACCGAGGATGCCTGGTACGGCGGTGCGAAAGCCGCCAACGCCGGGACGGCCGTCCCGCAGGAGCTCGCCGACAAGCACGGCTGGCCGTACGCCCGCAAAGGCACCAAGGCGGCGAAGGAAGCTGCGCAGGAATCCGACGAATGACCGACGTCATCATCGACCATTCGGCCATCGCTGAGTTCCTCCGTTCCGAGGAGGTCCGCCTCGACCTCCGCGAACGCGCGGAGCGAGTTACCGCGGAAGCGGCGCGGCGGGTAAGGACACTCGGGCACGAGCCGAAGGGCCTGGCCGAGCATGTCGCTCGAGCGATGGATCACGAGCCCGGCACCGACGAGCATGGCGCCTACGAGGACGTGTCGTGGCGTCTCGGTAAAGCCGCCGACGGCGGTGAGTCGCGAGGGCACTTCTTGATCCTCGGCACGTCGCAGCCGAACCACCCGCCGCACCTTGACGTTCTGCTCGGAGCGCTGGACTCCGCGTGACCATCGTCGTCGCGGTCGACGCCGAAGCAGCTGTTCGCGCCTGGGCGACCGGACTCAACATCCGCGCGGCCCTCGCCCCGCTGCGCTCCGGGGCCGCCTACCTCCTGCTCTCCCGTGCAGGTGGCACCCAAGACACTCCTGGCGTCGACCACGCCCGGATCACCGCGATCGGGCACGGCTCCACGAAACAGCAGGCCGCGAACGTCGCTCTCGCGTTCGCCAACGCCGTCTGGAACCTCACCCCAGGGGTGATCGCCGACGGCGTGTTCTGCCTCGGAGCAGAGGTCGAGTCAGGCCCAACCGAGCTCGCTGACCCCTCCGGGGTCAGTCGCTACCTCGTCGTCGCCAGCTTCGAGCTCGGACCGACCCGCTAGACCCCCGCCGCGCAGCGCGGCGACGTTCCACAACCTCTCATGGGCGCAGCGCCCGAAAGGCAGGTCTGTCGTGGCCAACACCCCGATCCCCGTCGCAGTCCTCAACAAGATCCTGAGCGGCCCCGGCATTCTCCTGACGGGCATCCTCGGCTCCGCGCTGCCGTCGCTCGTGCCGACCGCCGGCGTCTACACCGACGACTGGTCCGCCGTATCCGGCTGGACCGAGCTCGGGCCGACCGAGAACGGCTCCCAGTTCCACGACACGGCCACCGTCGAGAAGATGTACGTGGCCGAGTCCTACTACGAGGTGTCGAACGTCGTCACCGGCCGCGAGGCGTCGATCGACTTTGCGCTCGCGCACTTCACCGCGACCAACCTCAAGAACGCCCTCAACGGCGCCACCGTCACTGTCACGGGCTCCGCCGGCACGACCAACAGCAAGGTCGTGCCGCCGGCCATCGGCACGGAGACCCGGCAGATGATCGGCTGGGAGTCCAACGACCACACCGCCCGACTCATCGCCTACCAGGCGTTCCAGCAGGGTGCGATCGAGCCCGAGTTCCGCAAGGGCGCGACCAAGGCGCTCATCGCCTGCACGTTCCACTTCGAGAACGCATCGCCGTCTGCCTGGGAGTTCAACCTCGCCGGCACCGCTCGCGCCTGATGGCTGGCGACCCCGACCTGTTCATCGGCGACCTCACCGCAGCAGTCCGCGAGGCTGAGGCGAAAGTTCGCGAGATCAGGCCCACGTTCAAGCTGTTCGGTGAGACGTTCACCCTTCTGGGGCTACCGAGCATCTCCGGGCTGCTCCAGCACGCCAGGGCAGCGCACGAAGGCGTCGACGACGCATCACCCGAAGGGCTCGCGGCGAACCTGCGCTTCATCGAGGGCTGCTTCATGCCCGACGAGGCAAAGCGCTTCCTGGCGTGCCTGCACGAGAACCGCGTCACTGCAGCTGGATACACCGCTGTCGTACGGGGGCTGTTCGAGCAGACCACGGGAAACCCTACGAAGTCGTCGTCCGGCTCGCGTGGTACGTCGAAGACAACTTCGCGCGGATCGAAGGGCGGCTCGTCGCGCAAGGCGCGATCCGACCGGACGACGACCGACTCCTCGGTGGCATAGGACTACGGCGGCTGTTGAACGTGGCCTACGCGATGTGGGTTGACGACGAGGGAGACGCCTCAGCGGTCGACCGCGCCCTCTACGAGGATGTGGGCGATCGCGTGCTGAGGCTCGCCTGATGGCCCCCCTCGCGTCGGCCTATGTGCGCCTCCGTCCGATCCTGTCGGAGTCGGAGGTTCGTTCTTCGGCTGCTCGAGCTGGAGCGACCGGCGGCGCCATCATGGGCCGCGAGTTCAACACCGCACTACGGCGTACGGCACGAATCGTGGCCGGCCTCGGCATCGGCACCTTTGCCGCCGAGGCCGGCCGATTCGCGTTGCACATGGCCGACCAGTTCGAGCTCTCACGTTCCCGGCTCGAGACGGTCACCAAGAACATCGGCGGGAACTTCAGCAACTTGTCCGGCGCGGTGCAGTCGGCTGACGACCGGATGGCGAAGTTCGGCTTCACGAACGCGCAGACCGAAGGGTCGATCGCGTCGCTGGAAACCGCGACGAAGTCGACGACGAAGGCGATCGCAGATCAGGCGCTAGCCGCGAACATCGCGCGCGGGCGGAACATCAGCCTCGAATCGGCGACGCAGATCCTGATGCGGGTCGAGACCGGGCACGTCGCGATGCTGTCTCGGCTGGGCATTGCCACGAAGGACGCCAACGGTCATCTGCTTACCCAGGCCGCGGCGCTGAAGCAGCTGGCAGCCCTCTATGGCGGCGCGGCGGCCCGGTACGCCGGGACCTTCGCAGGCAAGCAAGAGGCGTTGCGGGCGGCTCTGCAGAACTCCGCGTCGCAGATCGGCGTCGCGCTTCTGCCGGCGTTCGTCGACCTGGCCAACGTGCTGCAACACGACGTGCTGCCCCCCATCGAGCACGCGGCCGAGTTCTTCGACCGGAACCGCAAGACGATCGAGCCGCTCGTCGGAGATCTGATCAAGCTGGCAGCCGCGTACAAGCTGATCCGCCTGGCGCAACGCGGCATCGGCGCCTTCCAGCTGGCCGGCCGGGCCGGTGCCGCCGGCGGTGCGATCTCAGCGGTCGAGGGTGCCCGGGGACTGTCCCCAGCGGAACCGATGTATGTGTTCGTCGTCAACAACGGCTTGCCCGGCGGTGGCGTCCCTCCAGTTGCCTCAACGACCGCTCGTGAAGGCGCGGCCGCAGAGGAGTCGATCGGCACCAAGATCAGCAAGGCGTTCAACTCGGACACCGCGAAAGCCCTGATCCTGCCCGTCGTCGGCTACACCGTCTACAAACTGACCCTGGACAGCCTCAAGAAGTACGGCTTCGGCATCCCCGGCGTCTTCCAGGTCGGCGGCCAGCACACGACGCCGAGCGTGCAGTTTGGCGCAGGCTTCCAGAAGAAGGTCGACCAGCTCGGCGGTCCCGACGCGGCGCTCGCCTACTACAAGGCGCTGAACGCTCAGACGAAAGCGGCCATCGCCGCTACGCACACGTTCCATGGCCTCGCCGACGCGATGGCGAAGGTGCAGGGCCGGCAGGTGGCGCTGTCGCAGGGCACCGATGACCTGCGGAACGCGATCCACAACATGGCGACGACCGCCGGCCAGAGCGGCCGGGCACTGGCCGGCAACTCCGACGCGGCCCTAGCCAACCGGGACGCGATCCGCGGTGCGGTCACGCAGGCCGAGTCCTACATCTCGACACTGCGTGCCCAACACGTCGGGCACCTGAAGGTGCAGGCTGCGGCCCTCGCCGCCGCGACAGCGATCGAGACGAACGCCAGCAAGGTCTACGGCAACAAGAATGCCGTTGACGCGCTGCTCAAGTCGCTGCGCTTCCTTCCCACTCAGATCCGCGCCGCACTGTCCGGCGTCGGGTCGGTCGGCGAGCAGATCGGCGCGTTGCTCGACTACTCGATCGCCGACGGGATCGGCGCTTACGCGAGCGTGGCCACGGACCAGGCCGGCGTCATTGCCGCGCAGATGGGCAAGGCGGCACGGTTCGGCCTCGATGGCAGCGTCGGCGGGAACACCGTCACACCCGGCTCACCGTCCACCCCGGCGAAGATCAACGCCAAGAACTACGGCAAGGCGCTCGGCAAGTCACTGTCGGACGGCTTCTCCCCAGTTGTCGACAAAGGCGTGGCCAACGCGACGAAGGCTGCCTTCGACCACGCGAAGTCGCAGATGACCTCGGACGTGTCGTCCATCAAGAGCTACCTGGCGCAGCAGAAGCAGACGATCTTCTCGGCGTTCTCGTCGATCTCGGCGACCGGCACCGATTCCCTCGGCGCAACGGGCGCAGCGAACATCGAGGCGCAGCTGAACGCCAACGTCCGGCTGGCGGACCAGTTCACCCGTCTCTACTTTCGCCTGGACAACGCCGGTGCCTCGTCGCGGGTGCTCGACATGTTCGAGCAGCTCGGTCCAGCTGCAATCCCGACGATGCGGCTGTGGCTCGCGCACCCATCGAAGCTGCGCCGCGCGACCCGCGACCTGCGGCGCATCGGTGCTGATGCCGCCAGCATCAGCCAGCGGGCCACCGAGGACAAGTACGGCCCGCTGATCCACCGCGACCTCGAGAAGCTGCCGCGCAAGCTCGCGCACGAGTTCGCGCAAGAGCTCCGCAACCTGAACATCACGACCGACACGAACAAGCAGGCGAAGAAGCGCGGCGCGATGGTCAGGGCCTCCTGAGATGGCCTACTCCTATGACGCCGGCTCCACGACACCCACCTACGCGGGGCTCTGCGAGTTCAACGGCAAACGGATCAACGACGGCACCTTCAAGTCTACGACCCTGCCGATGCTCACCGACGGGCCACCACGCCGGGACGCGATGTCGCCGCTGCCGTCGGACGACGGCGGGATCTCGGGCGACCCATTCCTCGACGCATGGGCGTTCCAGATCGAAGGCTGGCTTCGCACTCTCAACCCCGACGACGTGTGGGCCGCCATCTCAGACCTGCGCAGTGCCTTCACCGTCGGTGCGGGCTACCAGCAGCTGAAGTTCAAGGCCCGCGGCTGGGCCCAGGCGCGCTATCTCACCGCCCGTGTCACCGCAACACCCAGCATCACCGAGCCGGACCTGCACCTGAAGAAGGTCCCGCGCAGAGACTTCCTGATCTCGATGGAAGCCTCCGACCCCCGCTCCTACAACGCGGACGTCCTGACGTCGGTGAGCATCAACCGGGGCTCGAGCGCCAACATCACGAACGCCGGCAACTACCCGACACCCATCGTTGCTGTGTTCGTCGGGCCGCTGACGAACCCGCAGCTCGACGGACCCGGCGCGTCCGGCCGCAACCGGATCCGGCTGAAGAACTCCGACGGCACCGACTTCGTCATCGCGCCCGGCGACTCGGTGACAGTGAACCTCAACCCCTCATCTGCAACGGGTGTCACGATCCTCGACAACTCCGGGGCGAACCAGTATCCCGCCGCGGCCGCGTTGACCGCCTCCACGATCGGGCCGGGGACCGAGTCCTGGGCTCTGACGGGTGACAGCGGCGGCGGTCATGTCACCGTGCAGATCCGCGACGCCTGGTACGGCAACTGATGGACGTCGGCTGCTGGGCCGCTCACCCAACCATCGCGGAGACCTGGTGCAAGCTCGAGCTCGGCCACGAGGGTCTGCACCAGTCCGAAGACGTCGAGTGGGACGGCTCGCTCATGCAGCGTCTCGCCGGGGTCCTGGCGGACGCTGACGGGGAAGGGCGATCGGCGCGTTCCTACCAGGCCGCCGCGGCCGCCGCGCTGAGGTTCCTCAGTGGCTGACTACCGCGCGCTCGCGGTTGACGCGGCGACTGGGCTCGCACACGCAGAGGTGCCGCTTACGATCTCGTCGTTCTCCTACTGCCTCAACAATATCGGCCAGCTCACCGGGTCCTTCCCGGCTGATGCTTACTTCGCCGCCGAAGACGTGTTCCAAGGGTCGGTTGTCGAGCTCAGCGTTCTGCGTGACGACGTGCCGGTGTGGAACGGCCCGATTACGAACCTCGACGGGTCGAGGCGCGGCGGGTGGAGTCTGACCGCCCGCGAGGCGTCTTGGTGGCTGACGAAGCGGACGATCGAAGAGGACAAGGTCTACGTGTCGGAGGACATCTTCGACATCGTGCGCGACCTCGTCGACTACATGACGTCGAAGGTGTCGACGGCCGGGGACGGCTACGCGTCACCCGGAACGGACCTGCTCGCGGCGCTGCCCCGGTTCTTCGTCACGGCCGGCTTGGCGGGAGTCGCCAAGTCCTACTCGTTCTACGGCTCAGCCAGGCACAAGATCGACGAGGCGTTCGAGAACGCGCTCGTCGCCGACCCGGACACCGGCTTGGACTGGCGGATGGACTACGGGCCGGGCGCACACCGGCAGACGTGTGACCGGACATTGACCCTCGGTTCCCCGTCGCTCGGCGAGACCCACGACCTCGAGCTGCGCGAGCACCTGCTCTACGACTACGGCCGGGTGCTCGACTGGGAGCGCTCAGCGAACCGGGCACACGGCACGGACGGCTCCGGCAAGGTCGTGACGAAGCAGAACACCGGGTCGACCGACAGCGGCTTCGCGCTGCTCGAGGACGTGTTCGACTTCTCCGGCAGCGGTGCAGCCGACGTCGACCTCGTGCAGATGACGAAGGACGCCCGGCGGATGTCGAACCCTCCGCTGCATGACCGCTGGGTCGAGTTCGTGCCCGGTGTGACGCTGCCCTTCGGATGGTGCGCGTGCGGCGACGTCGTGAAGTTCGACATTCAAGGTCCGGGGCTGTTGCAGATCACGGCGCAGCACAAGCGGGTCGTGCAGACCGACGTCACCCCGGCGGCCGGCGGGGAGCCGGAGCGGGTCAAGTTGACGATGGGCATCCCGCTCGACGACCTGGGGACGTGACATGCCGCGGGTAGGACCAGGGGCCACAGACACGGACATCAAGATCATCGCCGACCTCCTGCGCCGCGTGCGGCGGTTGGAGAAGCGGCAGGGCGGTTCGCTCGCGTCCCTGTCCGACGTCGACCTGACCGCGCCCTTGGTCGACGGTGACGAACTGACCTACACCGCTGCCGACGACATCTGGAAGGCGGT